ACCTTTTTTTTATATATTTAACAAATGACAGAAAAAGAAACAGAACAGAATATGTTAATGGAATTTATAGCAGATACTTGTTATATTGATATTAATAAGAAAATAGATTATCCTCCGGTATGTTTAAGTTATGGAGAAAAGGTTTTACAATCGGATAAAGGTGATAGTATTATACCAATAGCTTTGGGAACATTTGGTAACCTATCGGTTATAACTGCACCACCAAAGACAAAGAAAACATTTTTTGTATCATTATTGGCAAGTGCTTTTTTAAGCGGAACTAATATTTATGGCGGAGATATTAAAGGGCATCGGGGATCTGGTGATTTAATTCATATAGATACAGAACAAGGTGCTTGGCATTGCAGTAAGGTATTCCGGAGACCATTAGATATGGATAGAGATATACCAAAAGATAAATATCATACCTTTGCATTGCGTACAATAGGTTTTAAGGAACGTTTAGAGTTTATTGAGTATTACTTAAAGGAAAACATAAAGGAGCCATCTTTGGTTATTATAGACGGAGTAGCGGATTTGTGTGCTGATGTAAACAACATAGAGCAAAGTAACCAATTAGTAAGTTCTTTAATGAGATTGAGCCAACAACAGAATGTTCACATTATTTGTGTGATACATCAAAATTATGGAAGTCAAAAGCTAGGAACCGGACATTTAGGTAGCGCCCTGGAAAAAAAAGCGGAAACAGTTATAAGTTTAGAGGCGAACACGGTGAACAAGAATTGGGTAACTGTAAAGTGCGGAAGAAGTAGGGGTTACTCTTTTGATACATTTAGCTTTGAAGTGAATGAAAAAGGATTACCAACAATAGTAAATGATTTATATGACCCTTTAAAATGATATGGTACAAAAAACAATGATATTAGTTGCTGCAAAGCATAAAGAATGGCTTGAGATAGTTTTATCTTTTGGATGTAAACAAGAAGTTGCAGAAGATCTGGTACAAGAAATGTATTATAAAATACAATTGAAGCTAGAAAAAGGATTAGATATTATGTATAATGATAATGAAATAAATTACTATTATATCTTTAAGACATTAAGAACATTGTTTTATGATTTAAAAAGAAAGGGAAAGAATATTACTATGGTATCAATGGATGATATACACTTAACTACTACGGATGTAAATTTTACCGAACCATATGATAAAATACAAGAAGAACTATCAAAGATGTTTTGGTATGATAGAAAGGTGTTTGAGATTATAAATGAAGGGGAAAGCATTGCAGAATTTTCAAGGAAAAGCCTTATACATTACTATTCACTTTACAATACATATAATAAAGTAAAAAGCAAACTAAAGAAACTGTTATGAAACTAGGGAACATAATTTATTACATTACAAAATATTCCGGTATTAAATATCTAGTAGATAAATACCACAAGTTAAGGGGTACTAAATGCGATTGTAACAACAGAAGAAAAAAGTTAAACGAAATTAAGATAGATAGATGGTAAAATTTACTAAAGAAGATTTTAAGGATTGGAGCAACTTTAGGTCTGAACCAAAAAGCACATTACAACCTAATGAGTTTGAACTAATATGCCACTTACACGCAAAATATTACAATCATAAATACCACAAACCTTGCACTTGCAATCCAAAGAAAATAAAGTTATGGATAAAACAACTTAACGTAATTTGGAATAATGGGAATTAAAAAAATCAATGAGTGGGAAAAGGCAGTTGTATTTCTTCTTAACCTAGATGGTTGGGAGCTGAAACATTGTGGTGATGGATATTCAAGATATGATGCAAAAGGAAAAACTCCAAAGGGCAAGAATTGCGTTATAGAGATGAAATTTAGAAACAAGTACTATGAAGACAAGATGCTTGAAAAAGATAAGTATGATGCTTTGATGGATCTGGATGGAGATATTGTAAAGATATTTTTTGTAAATGACCCAAAGGGAAACTTTATGTATTGGCTAAATATTTTAAAGATGCCAAATCCGGTGAAAAAATATTGCCCAGATACTACAATGTGGACAAAGAAAAGGTTGCTTAAGGATGTTTATTTGCTAACAGAGAATGATGCGAGTAGGATTAATATTAATATTGACCCTTTATAAATTTTGTTTATAAGTTGATAAGTGTTATATTTGTTTTATATTAATTTTTAAAACAAACAGAATGAAACAGACAATTAATTTTTGGCAATTTAATGATGCATTTTCTAAATTAGACAGAGAGCATCAATTTACTTACAGAGGAAAAAAAGCCTTATTTGAATTTTTGGAAGAATATGAAGATAATGTGGATGAAGAAATAGAATTAGATGTGATTGCATTATGTTGCGATTATGTTGAATATGAAAACATAGGAGAATTTTGGTTGGATTATGATAAAAAGGAATTTCCGAATGAAGCAGCTATTGAATGGCATACGATGTTTATTCCAATAGATGATGATGCTTTTATAATACAATCATTTTAATATGAAAGTTAACGAAGCAGCTTGGGAAAAGCTAAAAAAACAAATAGAGTATTACACAGAAGCTGATACATCTATATCAGACATATCGATTAACTACCAAGTTAAAGAAACGAAGAATAAAAATTATTTAAGACTTAACATAACAATAGACAAATGGGACAAGATAACAGAATAAAAGAATTAGAAGCAAAAATAGGAATTTTAGAAAAGCAATTAGAGGATTCCAGGACACATACCTATGTAGGTGAAACACACCAATTACATTGTAGTGATGGAGAGCTATATATTGGTTATGATAGATTTGGTGAGGAGTGTACCCTTGTAATGGATGTAAACCAACTTTATAGGGACTTGCCTTTTATTATTGACCAAGTGTGTAAGGAGCAAAAGAAGATGCAGCAAATGCACCTTAAAATGATTAAAGAAGCACAGACAGAAATATGATAACTGTAAACAGTATTTCTGGCGGTAAAACATCTGCATACTTAATGAAGCATTATCCGGCTAATATAAATATATTTTCTTTGGTAAGGGTTGAGGATAAAAATAACCTTTGGATGAAAGGAAAGGATGAAAAGATAAGGCAACTTGTATCGGATAAGATTGGAAAAGAATTTATTGGTACAGTTGAGATGGATGAAATAATATATACTATTCTAGATTTAGAACAACATACTGGCCAAGGTGTTAATTGGGTATCTGGAGATACGTTTGAAGAAGTGATAAAAAAGCACGGTAATTATCTGCCAAATAAGATGGCTAGGTTTTGCACAACGGATATGAAAATAATACCAATATTTAATTTCTTAAAAGAAAACACAGAGCTCCCAGTAAGAATGCGAATTGGTTTAAGACCAACAGAGAAAAACCGAATGGCTAATATTTTAGAACGTGCTGATGAAAATGGTTTAGAATATTTTAAAACAATAGTTGGTAAGTCGAAAAGTGGAAAACAAAATAAATGGGGTGATGTGCCTTATAGATATGCAGAATTTCCATTGATACAAGACAATGTACAGAAAGATACTATATATAATTATTGGGATAACCAAAAGGTAAGGTTTGCATACAGAAATAATTGCGTTGGGTGTGTAAATAGAAACCCTTTGTTCTTATCTCATATAGCACAAAAGGATAAAGAAAGTTTTAATTGGTTTGTTAAGCAAGAAGAAAAGACCGGAAATACTTTTAATACAGAAGCTGCATATAAAGATATATTAAGGTTTGGAGTACAGAACCAATTATTTGATGAAGATTTTGATGATTGTGACAGTGGTTATTGTGGAATTTAAAAAACAGAAATATGATTTTATTAGTAGATGCAGATAGTTTAATTTTTGCAAGTTGCTATCGTAAAAGAGAAACTCCGGAAGATGAAAAGTATTACAAGGATATTGTAGATGCTAGAAATAAGTTTGACCAACAGTTTATGAAAATTGTGAATGATCTGGAAGAAAAGTATACAATAGACAAGGTGCTTTGCTTTAGTGGTTCAAAGGGAAATTTTAGAAAGCTAATCACAAAGAAGTACAAAGCGAATAGAAAGAAGCAAGAATTACCTCCGCTATTGAATGAGATGCACCAATATGTGAAAGAGCAATACGATAGCATATGGGGATCTGGTATTGAAACAGATGATATGGTTGCAAGGTATTGGAAGCAGATTAGTGATGATTTAGGTAGGGATGAAGTGATGATAGTATCAATAGATAAAGACTACAAACAGTTCCCTTGTTTGATGTATAACTATCATTATAAGCACCAGATCGTGCTAGATATAACAGAAGAAGAAGCGAGATATAATTTTTATGCTCAAATGATAGAGGGCGATACTGCTGACAATGTAAACTACTTTAAAGGAAAAGGAAAGAAGTTTGCGGAAAAATACTTTGCAGATTGCATAACAGAATATCAATACACAAGAAAGCTATACGAATTATTTAAACAAGAATACAAAGGTAAGGCTAGACAAAATTATGTTGAGTGCTATCACCTTTTAAAATTAAGAACACAATGAAAGATAAAATAGTTGAAGATCTAAAAAAAGAATTTGACATAAGAAGTTGTGTTGGAATAGATAAATACAAAACAACACTAGAAGATAATAACAGAGATGATTTTTTGCAGCACTTAAAAGAAGAACTTATGGATGCAGCATTATACATACAAAAACTACAAAGCAATGGAAGAAAATAAAATAGACATACCGGTATTAAAAACACCAAAAGAAATAAGTGATTTACTAATAACAATTACCGGAGTTGAAATATTTGAGAAAACAAGAGTTAGAAACATAATAGAGCATAGAGCTTTTTTATGTTATTTACTAAAAGACAAGTTTGATCTGGGACCAAGTGCTATTTCTGCATTTATGAGAACACAACCAAAGTTAAAAACATATGACCACGCAACAGTAATACACGCATTAAAAATGTTTAAGGTTTACAAATCATATAGAGAAGAATACTTTAATACTTTGGAAAGTTATTTTGAAATAAGTCCGGATGCAGATTATAAGGAATTACCAAAATTAGAAAGGTTGTTAAATCAGTATAAAGAAATTAAAAACAAATACAACAGTGCTAATAACAAGATAAAAAAATACGAAAAGCAATTAGGTGAAGTTAAGGAATTAAGAAGAAAGATTAAATCTGGTTTTACTGAAAATGAAATACTTTATAGAGATTTAAACAAAGCCCAAATGAAGATATATGATGAAAGAGCAGCATTAATATTAAAATCTTTTGAATGGCAAAAGCCTAAAAATGAATACGAAATAATAAATTGTGCAACGTGAATGTATTAGAATTATTTGCTGGTAGCAGATCATTTGGAAGTGTAGCAGAAAAAAGAGGGCATAATGTTTTTAGTGTAGATTGGAAACAATTTGATGGTATTGATTTAGTAATAGACATAGAACACCTTGAAGAAAGTATGTTACCTTTTATACCAGATGTTGTGATAGACGGTAGACCTTGTACAACTTTTTCAATGGCTGCAATATCACACCACAGATATGAAGATGGAACACCTAAAACAGATTTTGCAGCAAAGTGTGATAAAATGAATATAAAGCTAAACAACCTTTATAAAAAATGGGATTGTATTTACTACATAGAAAACCCAAGAGCAATGTTAAGGAAAATGAATTATATGAAAGGGATGGATAGAACAACAGTAACCTATTGCAGTTATGGTGATACACGAATGAAACCAACAGATATATTTTCTAACAACATTAGAGATATGTTTAATTTAAATGGATGGCAGCCAAGAACTATGTGCTACAATGGAAATAAGAAATGCCAACACGAAGCAGCACCAAGAGGATCAAGAACTGGTACACAAGGTTTAAAAGGAAATTATGAAAGAAGTAAAGTACCTTATAAATTAGTTTTAGATATTATAACACAAACAGAAAAAAGTATTTTAAAATGATTGAGTTTATAAAAACAATATTGTGTTTAGCATTAAGCTTTGGGTTTCATTGCATAGTATGGGAAGATTACTATGTAAAATCTAAATTCTGGAAAGTATATTGGGCAATAGTACTATTATGTTTATTTCCTTTAATAATAATAATATGATAAAACCAGAATGGCATTTTATGCTTAAAACAAAAGATATGACAAGAAAAAAATTAATACAAAAGCTACAACAACTATTAGACAAATTACCAAAGGGTAAAGAAAGAAAAGCTATAAGAGAAAGACTACTGAAATTAAAGTTAGGAAATAAATAAATTAAATACGTTATATATATGGAACTAGAAAAAGACGCAATAAGAATATTAGATAATGCTTACCAAGTTGTTATGTCATTAGTTGGCAACAGTGATAAAGATTTAGACAAGATACAAGAAATCTTGTCAAGCATAGATGATGTTCAAAATAAAATAGAAGATTTATAATATGGAAATAATTAAATTAAATATGTTATATATATGGAACTAGTAAAGATTAGTAAAGTAAAAGCAAATAAAAGCAATCCCAGATTTATAAAAGATAATAAGTTTAAAAAGCTAGTAAAGTCAATTAAAGACTTTCCGGAGATGCTTAAACTGCGCCCTATTGTAGTAAATAAAGATCTGGTTGTATTGGGTGGTAATATGAGATTAAAGGCTTGTAAAGAAGCCGGATTGAAAGAAGTGTATATTTTAAAAGCTGATGACCTTACGGAAGAACAACAACAAGAGTTTATAGTAAAAGACAACGTAGGGTTTGGAGAATGGGACTGGGACACACTAGCGAATGAATGGGATGTAAAGAAATTGGAAGAATGGGGATTAGATGGATTTCCTTTTGAGGATGTTGAAGAACTAACAAACCCAAATAACATAGATACAGAAAACATATTTGCTACGGAATTAGATAGTGAAAGCAATTACATTGTGTTGAAGTTTGAAAAGGATATTGATTGGATACAAGCTAAATCGGTATTTGGATTACAAACAGAAACTGGAAGAAGAGCAAATGGAAAGGAATGGAGCAAGGGAATAGGTAGGGTTTTAAATGGAGTTGAAGCAATTAAAAGATTAAAGAAATGAGAATAAAAATATTTGCACCATCTTATAAAAGACCGGAGAAAAGTATAACACAGATAACATACCCATTTGTTAAACTAGTGGTGAGAGAAAGCGAAGCAGAGGAATATCTAGAAAATGGAAATGATATTATAGTTTGTCCAGATCAAGCTCAAGGAAATATAAGCAGAGTAAGAAATTGGATATTAGATAATTTATTTGATGATGACACAGATTGCATTATTATAGTTGATGATGATTGTAAGGCTATAAGTAGATGGGAAAACCAAAAGAATACTAAATTTAATGAGAATGAACTAATTGACTTTTGTGCTAAAAAAAGTTTATTATGTAAGGAATTAGGTTTTAAGTTATGGGGATTAAATACAGTAATGGACAAAGGAGCATATAGAGAATACACACCCTTTAGTTTTATCCAGTTTATTGGTTGCCCATTTCACGGACATATAAAAGGAACTAAATTACGATATGATGAAGAACTTCCATTAAAAGAAGATTATGACTTTACGTTACAAAACATAAGAAAGTATGGTGGATGTTTGAGAGTTAACTTTGCAAATTATAATGTGAAGCAATCTGAACAAATAGGTGGATGTGCTGATTACAGAAACCTAGCATATGAAAAAGAACAATTCTTTGCCTTACAGAAGAAATGGGGGAAAGATATAATTAAAAAGGATAAAGGAAGCAAAAGGAGTTTTGACTATAATCCTATAATGAAAGTACCAATAAAAGGAGTTTAAATATGAACAAAGATAGACACATAAAAAAGGAAAGCTTATTAAAAGCACTAGAGCAGAGTTTAGGAGTTGTAACGGTGGCTTGTAAGAAAGCAGATGTTCCCAGGTCAACATATTACAAATGGCTTAAAGATGATGAAGCATTTGCTATTGAGGTAAGGGATATTGAAAACGTAGCATTAGATTTTGCGGAAAGCCAATTACATAAACAGATAGCTGATAACTCAACTGCTGCTACAATATTCTATCTAAAGACTAAAGGAAAGAAAAGAGGATATATAGAAAGACAAGAGATTACCGGAGCAGATGGAATGCCTACTAATTTTCAAATAGAGATAATTGATAAGACCGAAGATACAGACTAATATAGTCTATAAGCATTTAGCTAACACAGATAAAAAAATTGTAGTTGAACAAGGTGGTACAAGATCTGGAAAGACTTACAATATTCTTTTATGGATAATATTTAACTATTGTGCTAATAATAACAATAAGGTTATAACAGTTTGCCGTAAATCATTTCCAAGTTTAAGAGCCACGGTGATGAGAGATTTTATGGCTATCCTACAAAACTATAATTGTTATAGTGAACAGAACCATAATAAGTCTAACTCTGAATATCACCTATTTGGAAACCTAGTTGAATTTATATCTTTAGACCAACCTCAAAAGATTAGAGGGCGGAAAAGGGACTTGCTATTCGTTAATGAGGGTAATGAGTTGTACTATGAAGATATGCAGCAATTGTTATTCAGAACACAAGACAGAATAATATTAGACTTTAATCCATCGGATGAATACCATTGGATATATGACAAGCTGATACCTAGAGATGATTGTGTATTTTACAAAACCACCTACCTAGATAATCCTTTTATTGAAGCATCTATAAGAAGTGAGATAGAAAGGTTAAAAGATACAGATGAACAGTATTGGCAGATATACGGATTAGGAGAAAGAGCAGCGAGTAGAAGCACTATATTTAAGTATGTTGAGGTTATCCAGATCCCGCAAGAAGCAGAATTGATTGCATATGGAATGGACTTTGGTTACACGAACGACCCTTCCACTTTTGTTGCGGTTTATAGCCAAGGGCATAATCTTTATATCCAGGAACATCTATATAGAACTCAAATGACTACGAGTGATATAAACAAATTCCTTAAAGAGTTAAATCTAACAAGTAAACCAATCTACGCAGATAGTGCTGAACCTAGATTAATTTCAGAACTCCGAGCAATGGGACATAATATATTTTCTAGTATAAAGGGAAAGGATAGTGTGAATGCCGGAATTGATTTATTAAAGAGATATAAAATACATATCCTATCTACCTCAACAAATGCCATAAGTGAGTTTAGGAATTATAAATGGAAAGAGGATAAATCTGGAATGTTGACTAATACTCCGGAAGATAAAAATAACCATATTATTGACCCTTGCCGTTATGCAACCTACTCAATATTAAGCAGACCTAACTTTGGGAAATATGCTTTACACTAAAATAAATTTGTGTATATGTTAATAAGTTTGTATATTGTGATATATTAATCAATACAAAACAGATATGACAGAAACAGTAAAATTACCATTAGAAGAATTTCAAAAGCTATATGCTATTAAGATAAGGTTAGAAACCTACTTTAGGTATATGGAAGATGACAGAGGTGTGCTAAAACATATAGCGCCAACTTTTTTAGATGATGCAAAAGAATACATCAAAGAATACAATGAACTAACAAATGAGAAAGCATATGTATAGTAATTGTTGCGGTGCAGAAGCATCTTACTTAAGTGATGAAATATGTGGCGATTGTTTAGAACACACTTGCTTTAACGAAATAGAAGAATAGATATGAAACAGATAATAGATAAATTCCTAATTAAAAGAAGCATCAGACCATACAAGATAGTACCTTTATCAACTGGTGTAATTGTAGAACATTACCGTAATGGTAAATTAAAAACAGAATATTATGGATTGGTATAGC